TAGAATCCAATCCTCGCCCGTCTGTTGCCCCCTCAACAAGGGTTTCACCCTTATCCCCTACCTGAACCACTAAATACCCCCTTTCAACCAAATAACCTACAAGTTCACGCCATCTGTTAATGTCCCATGATTTCGTAACCCTAAACCTGCCCATTGAAATATGAATCGTAATATATTTTTGTTTACTAAAAACCCTCGAATAACCTTGCTGTTTTTCTTTTAAATCAAAACATATATCGTTTTCGTTCCCCTCAAGACAAGCCACCATGTTACTGAAATCAATTAAATTCATTCCGTATTTTTCTATTTTATAATTGCTTTTGCAAAAATCCTTATAAATATTTTCGTACTCTTTAAATACATTTTCCGTTTTTGTTTTATATTCTGAAAATTTATCCGTATTAAAAATCACCTTTGTCGTATACCTAAAATCGTAAAATATATCTTGACTTTTTGAATGCAATTCTACAATCGAATCCCAACTCGCAACCCCCACTTGATAAATTTTATCTACAAATTTATTTGACTCCATGATTTCCGCATCAATTTTATCCCTTACATAAACAGTTAAAAAACAATCAGGAAATTTTCTTTTTATTGCTCTTGCATGAGCACCTAATTGTAAAGTATCGCCAAGCCCCCCAACCCGCAAAGCCCCGATTTTTAACTGTCCCTCTTTTGCCTTTTTTTCGAGTTCAGGGGTAATTGATTTTTTTATAACAAAATCGCCAACGGGTTTTACTTTTATACTATTCAATAAATCACAAATATCATTTTCGTTTTTAACGTCAATGGCAACGTTTGGAATAAAATGATAATTTTTAAATCTAAAACTATGTAACAACTTATTTAAAATAAATTCCATTTGTTTTACCTTAATAAAAAAAATAAAAAATAATACAGGACGGCTGAAAATTAATATTGCCGAAGCATAATCTTTCCCCAACCGTTCCTGTATTACTAATTTTCATCTTACTACCTGCTTTTACTACCCTGCCACCGACTGGACGTTCTCTGCGTAAACAACCGCATCGTCTTCCTGTATCGCACAACCTGCCGACAGATGTAAACAATATTCACGAGTGTTTTTGTAAATATCGACATCCTTCAAAAGTTCAATACCGCTCTGCGAACCTGCGTACTGAACTTCAAAAGCAACTATCAAATTCAGATAGTGTGTCAAAATTATGTACGAGTTATCGGAATACGTGGGAGAAGAATACGACAAATTTGTCGGCAACATTGGAACTTCAATAAGTTCTATTCCGAAAGGGGTAAGAGTAAACCGCTCCGCAAGGGCTTTGTCGCCAAGCGACGTCGCTCTTTCAGAAAGGGCATCAATGTAATCCTGCGCAACGTTTGTTCCGCAGAAAAATCTCAAATTTGCCCGATTCCTCTTAAACTTATTCGGCATAGACCTTATCATGTTACCAAAAACCGTCCTTGCGTTGGCAACGCTGTTCAATGCAATATGTCCCGCATCGTAAACGTGTCCGCCTGAACTCGCAAGTTTCGCCCACCCGTCCCCTAAAGCAAGGAACGAATCAGACGAAGTAGTGTCCCCCGTAAGAAACAACTCTTCCAAATCGTTAGAAAGAGCAGTCGCCATCATCCTCGCAACGTGGTCTTCGAACGCTTCACCCTCAATATTCCGTGCCAAAGTTTCTTTCGAAATTTCCCACGGAACTATAATGGGCTTACAAGTTATCGTTACACGCTCTGTCGTGATACCCCTACGAGTTGAAGTTGTCGTCGCCTGCGTTTTGGGTTCGGCAACTCTTGAACCAACTGCCACCTTATCAATATACTTCTGGTCAGGGGCAATTTTTTCCATCCTCGCATTGTTCTTCATGACAGAAATGTCAATAACGAAATCCACAAACTTGTTGGCAACTTCGGGCTGAAGCAAACCACCTTCGCCCGTGCCATCCATGTCCGTTGTCTGGATTATCGCTTTCTCAATTAACTGTTCTGGAGTCATCATAAGATTTTACCTTTAAAATTTATTCAAGGTTTTTATTTGTAATCTGTAATCTGTTATATTTTTTTCTACCTAAAAGCCCCGCCCCACCCTGATTTTTTCTGCTCCGTGCTTTCCTGCCCTTTAAGCCCCTTTGAAACCAACTCCATGGATTCCAATCTTTTTTCAAGCGAATCCAAAACCTTTACTATCCTTTCGTTGGCATCTTTCGGCTCGGGGTCTTTTTTGTTAAGTTCTTTTATTTCTTTCAAAACCTTTAAAAACTCTTTCGGGTCTTCGCAAGAACTCAACTTGACAAGTAACTCCTGCCCTTTTTTGCTATCCGTCATCTGCTTTGTAAGAGCATCAACCTGTTCTTTAAGTTTCGTAACATCATCGGTATTCGCTTTCGCTGTATCTTCTTCTTTTTTCTTTTTGTCTTCCATCGCTTTCTTTTCTTCGGGAGTCATTTTTTCAACAGGTTTCTCTTCAGTTTTTGCAGATTCGGATTTCGAGGAAAGCATTTTGGTTATATGCCCAAGTAATTCCTTTATCACGTTGGAATTATCTTTCGGTTCTTCCTTTTTCTTACCTATCCTTTCTGCTTCTTCTGCGTCAACAAGCCCAAGTTCAATCGCTTCTTCGATTTTCATAGATTTAAATTCTCCTTTTTTAAATTCAGATTGTCCATTTTTGTTTTTAAAAATAATAAATTTTTTCTGTATCGCTCCTTCATCAACAAGCGAAACTTCACAAGGTTTTACTTCACTTAAATTAAATTTTTTGCCCATTTATCAACCCTCCACTTCGTCCAAATACCCAACCCCGCCGATTGAATAACCTGTAAACTCTCCCGCCTTTACCTGCTTCCATATATCTGCATTATAAATTTTAGTTCCCATTATCCAAGTTCCTTTTGTAACAGTAACTTTTTCACCCTGCGGATTTATAAAATCCAAATCTTGCGGAGCAAGATAATTTTCAACAACCGCACTTTCTATATAATCACCCTTGTGCATTACTTTATTTTTTTGTGAATTTTCCATATACCAATGACACGCCTTTTCTATTTCCTCTACTGTTATTTTATGCCCTTGTGCGTCAAAAACATCCGGTACTAACACCTCTCCATAAACTATTTGCTTTTCAGAATCAACCTTACAAATTTTTACATACTTATTAAATTCATGGGTTTTTCTTTCCGTACCTTCCGAATTGTCGGTTTTTATTTCATCTAAACTGTCAAACTGCTTATGGATTATTTCTTTATGCTCAAGTAAATTTCTTACAAGAGCGTGTTTGTTGACAATTAAACTTGCCGTATTTATTCTTTTTTCAGTAACCTCTATTTTTTTAAGCAACTTCCATAAATCGTGAAGTTTTTCGTGTATGTCCTGTAATTCCCCGTTGCTTGATTTTTCAAGTATAGCAACCCCTATTTCTTCGATTTTCATTTTCATTACATTAACCCCGTCAACCCAATCAATAGTGTCGGGAGGTATATAAAAATCAACGGGCATTTTAAATTCTTTTATAATCTTAAACGGGTATCCCCATAAAGTATCATTATTCCAATCCTTATCGTCTTTCGCCCATTTAATTATTTCGTTTTCGGTTATGCTATGTTGGTCAATTAAAACTTCAAACTGTTTTTTGTTTAATTTAACCGCATTGTTTAAAGTTGCCATGCAATAAATTCTCCCGTCTTCTTCCGCAATAGCAACAGGCATTCCTATATATTTTTTGTATTCCCTTGTTTTAACAATTAAATTTATAATGCTTTCCTTTGCCATTTTTCCGTAAGGACTTTTTACAATTAAAGCAGGTAACTCCCCACTCTTAATTAAATCCCTTACAAGAAATTCCATAACGTTTTTATTAATAGATTTATTTTGCGTTTTGAACCATTTTTTTGCTTCGGGTTCTGTCCACCCTTCCGCTTTTGGAAATAAATATGATTGCACTTCCCAACCCTTACCGTCTTTACGTTGACAGTAAATCGCCTTTATACCCCTCGGCAATTTGTCATCAAAAGTTGTAGTTCTGCAAGTTGAATAATCATCTGGATTCCCATGTCCCGACCTGATTGTGTTTTCATTTGATTCCCAAGGCATTTTATTTTCTCCTCTTTGTTTTTAGATTTTTTATTCGCCTGTCCAATAATTACTCGGTACAAATTCTTTCCCTACAACAGGAGCAACATCACATCTACACGAGGGATGAACTAAAGGATGTAATCCTGTCCAACCCTGCCCATTATCAAAAGGTTCTCCCGTCTTTACTATTTGCCCCCTTAAAGGAGAACATAATTCGCAAGCCCCCTGTTCCGCTATCCATTCCATTTCAGGTATTCCCATTTTATTATATGCTTCAAATTGCGCCTCACTTACAATTTCACCCGTTTCAGTTCTTGCAATATTTTCCGCCCTGCCCGAATAAGTTTCGTCAAATAAACCCTCTAAATCCCTCGCAACCTTATAAGGATTTTTTCCCTCTTTCCAAAAACCATCCGCAATCGTATTTTGAACCAACTCCCAACTCGTTTGATTTATTTGCGGGCTTGTTAAATTTGCTCTCTCATCTAATACCTTTAAATAATTTATCCCTCTTAATTTAAAACTTTCCTTTATTTTAAATTCATTTAACGCTTCCTGCCCTGCGAAATTATAACCCGATATATAAGTATCTTTTAAAACTTTATTTAAAACTATATCATCATTTATATCATCGTGCCATTCTTCGGTAAGGTCTGCGATAAAATTTATTGTACTATCAGGATTTTCTGACATACCCATTTTTTTAATTTCAGATAAATCTTTTTGTGCCTGTAAATAACATTTATTGAGCCAATCATTTTTTGCTTCCATTTTCCAAAATAAACTCGCTTGCCTTTTAAATATATTTTTCATTTGCAATTCAAGTTTCGTTTCAATTTTAAGCGAACCTGAACCATATTTAATAAGGTGCATAAAATTATTTACTTCTTTTGAAATTGCTTTATGTTTTTCTAAAGTAAGCATTTTATTTCCCTGTCAATTTTTTTACAAGTTTACGAACTAAACCCTGCGTCTTTATTTTATATTCCTCTTTATCTTCCAAAAGTTTTTGCAAAGTAATATTTAAATCGCCCATCGCCTTTTGAATAAATTCTATTTGCTTTCCTTTTGCAACCGTTTCCGTTGCTGTTTGACTTGCCATTGTACTTACTTCATCCAAAAATACCATCCCCGTCGCCGAATTTATAAATAACCTATCCCCACCCTCCACGGGTTCAAGCCCGCAATCTTCCCTCGCCTCGTTTATATTTTTGATACCGCTTTTTACATAATTAGTATTTATCCTCATATCCGTTTCAACATCCGTCGAATCTAATTTTTCAAATTGTATAACCCAATCAATAATCCCAAAACCTTGCTTAATAATAGTTTCGTTTAATCTATGCTCAAGTATTATTTGTTTTGGAGCAATAACCGATTTTTTGTATGTTTCAGATTCTTCCCTCGACGTTCCACCCCCGCCCAACTTCCCCGGAATCGCAACGTTCATTCTGCTAAAAGGTACACGGTGCGACCTTATTATTTCATCCCTGTTATCTGCCTTATACATTCTAAAACTTGCGTCCTTAATATCCGTTGAAAGTTTTTCAAACGTAACTTCTACTTCCTGACTGTTAATAGGTATGATTAAAGTTTTATGAGCATCACCCCTAATTTCTTGACTAAAAAATGTCGATATAACTTTTTCCAAATCCTCATCTAAATCCGCACCCTTAATAATAATCGCATAATGAGGTACACCGTTATTTTCAAAAAATTGTAAATTGTAATCCCTGCATTCTATATTTCCAAGTATTGCCCCCACGGAAGGAATCCATTCAGGTATTCCATAATAACTGCTCCTTGAAGTATAATTTTTAATCTGTATAATTTCACTTGTTGCTTCGTCAAAATTCCAACCATCGTTTATTTTTTGTTTGTCTATATTTTTTGCCTCTGCCCGCTTTAAAAGTTCAACTAAAACTTTTTCTTTTACAAACGCTTTTGCTAATTTATCGCTCGTGTCCGTGCTAAACCTTCTAAAAATCTTTTTCTTGTTATCCCTTATTTGTATAAAAACATCTTTGTCTTTTGTACACCGCATAGTGTGAGCAGGTATATGATAAATCGCTTTCGGTTCTTTTGATTTTTCATCACGTATAACTTCAAAATACGCATTTGCTATCGCCTCAAAATCTGTCCAAACATTTTCGGCAACTTCAATAAAAGTTTCATTTGGATTTCCAAATTCAAAAAACGCTTCAAGTTTTGCCTTATCTTCCGCTTTTGCATTTGTAACCCCTTTCCTTTTTACTATCTTATATCCCAAACCACAAACATCACTTGCCTTTTGCCTAACACAAGAAGAATGTTCTGTGCATAATTCCATAAACCGCCAAAGCCAAAATAAATTATAAGGAGGTCTTATTATAGATTCTGCCGAAACTAAATCAATAGATTCTGTTTCGTTTAATTGCTGTGATACAAGCCCATTTGTTTCCTTACGGGCAACCCTGTATTTTTCTAATTCAGTATCACGAACAATTTTATTATCCCGACCACAAATAAACGCCTTTACTATTTTATCTCTTTTTCCTGCTTCCATTTTAACTCCCTTAAATTATTTTCGCTGTTAATTTCCTCGCCTTTTTATTTCCAACTTCAACTGCATTATATATGCAACCACAAACAGCGTCAATAACATCCTTTGTTCCTTTTGGAGGTTTTACTATTTTAGTCCCCGCTTTTTCTATCGTCCTTGCTTCTTTTAAAAACCATTCTTCGGGACTTTGAGGTAATTCAAAAACCCTTGAATTTTCTATATTAACCCACGGAAATTCAACCTCACCGCTTAAAACTTTTGCTTTAAAAGTTTCATAAGGTACATCAGTTCTATCCAGCGAAATAGATTCCGATTCTATGCCCCGCCTTCTTAAAATTTGAATGCAATCAACCGATTGAAAACCGTCAAACGTAACCTTGCGTAAACCAAAACCCATATCCTTTAATAAGAATATATATTCCCTTATATCTTCAAAGTTTATTTCGCCCCCCAACGCTTTCGGGTCAAACCTCATTATTAATTCAACCCTTATTTTATTTGTAGAAAGCCACCTACTCATCGCCAACCCACAATTACATTTATTTTGAGCAAGGTCTATATGTAAAAAATAATTCGTATCCTCAACAGGTTTAAATGATTGCGAAATAATATTAAACAATTTTCCCCCAACAGGATTAACAACGTGCCTACATAAAGATTGGTAAATAGGAATCATTGATTTGAAAAAAGGCATTAACGCCGGAGATGGTCTTGCTTCTAAATCCCTTTCAGCAGTAACAGGGTCACGCTCGTAATCGTCTTTATGCTCAATAGGTATATCCCTATTTTCATATTTAAAAGTTTCACCGCAATAAATCCACGGCTTCGCTTCCCATATCTTCCTGCGTATTGCGTAAATCTTTTCAGGTTGCTCCAACGCCCTCTCTTGCATTTTTTCAATCCACTTGCTATTATAACTCGGGTTCGTAAGCATTATTAAAAACGCCCAATCGCAAGTCGGAAACCTTCTTGAAATTCTTTTATCCAAACTGTTATACATTTCCTTTCCTATATCAAAATCATCCGTGTCCTGATACCAAGCACAATCGTCCATCGCCGCACAAAAAACGTTGAACCCTAAAGGAAAAGTCATTTTACTGTTTCCCGGAATTAAATTTACATCCTTGTCAAATTGTAACATGGATTTTACTTCAGGGTTCGGCAAAAAATACTTTTTAAACCACGGCGAGTTATCCAT